ACTCAACTCAATGGTCTGCAGATATGATTTACCTAGGAACGGGACGCGACTCAGGCGAGAAGGACCCAACCGTCCAGGCTCTTGGCTTTGGCTCCCAGATTTACGGTGCTCGTGCTGACTTGATTATCCTAGACGATGTGGTAATGAACGCCAACGCTCATGAGTGGGAAAAGCAAATTGAGTGGCTACAAAAAGAAGTAATTACCCGCCTGGGGCGGCATGGAAAACTCGTTATCGTTGGAACCCGTGTCGCGCCCATTGATTTATACAAAATGATTCGTGACCCTCAGCAGTGGTCTGGTGGAGTATCTCCCTTTACCTACTGCGCCATGCCAGCCGTTCTGGAGTTTGACGAGAAACCTGATAACTGGAAAACGCTTTGGCCAAGAACTGATTTGCAAGAAAATGCAAAAGATGACATAGGACCTGATGGACTTTATCCGAAATGGGATGGACCCTCTCTCTTTAAGAGACGCTCTCAGGTCTCGCCATCTGTCTGGGCTATGGTCTATCAACAAGAAGACGTCACAGAAGATTCTATATTCTCGCCAACAATTGTTGCAGGATGCATCAACGGTATGCGAAAGCGCGGACCGCTTAAACCAGGTGCTCCAGGGCACCCGCAAAATTTAAATTCATCATATACGGTAATTGGTTTTGACCCTGCCGTATCGGGACGGTCCGCCTTCGTGGCGGTTACCTTTAACCGTGTAGACAGCAAGATATATATTCTTGACTGCGTCAACATGGTAGACCCTTCCCCTCAAAAGGAACGGGCCCTTATTGAAGAATGGGTAGAGCGCTATAAGCCTCAAGAGTTCCGTGTGGAAATCAATGCCCATCAGAAGTACTACGCTATGGATACTGAACTACGTCAATACTTAGCAGTCCATGGATGTCAACTTAACTCTCACTTTACTGGCAAGAACAAATGGGATACATCTTTTGGTGTAGCCTCTATGGCTAGCCTCTTTGGAAGTCTCCGTGATGGTAGATTCCAAGATAACAACTTAATAGAACTTCCAAGTAATGAAGGCTCTGAAGGACTTAAGTCTTTAACCCAGCAACTTATTACATGGAAACCCGACACTAAAGGACCAACAGACTGTGTCATGGCACTATGGTTTGCTATTATCCGCATACGCGAGTTAATGCAATCAGGTAGCCGAGTTGGTCAGTTCCAGAATAATCGCTGGGCTACACGCCACCAGACATCACAGCGAGTTTCATTTAACTTAGATGAGGCCTTTGCTGACCAATGGTCTGAACAATACGGATAAGGAAAACAAAATGGCACAAGCAAGTCGCATTGAAGGTATCGCAGGTGGTTCTCGTGGGTCTGGTGGAATTGCAGGCTCTGGTGGAAAATTTGTTAACCCACAGTATAAAGAAGTTGGCTCATCAGTTAAAGTTGTAAAAGGAAACTCTGGTGGAGGCATAAGTAATAATTTTAATGAACTTCTTCGCAAAGGTGCAAACAAAGATGCAACCACTACCGCTTTACGTAGAAAAAGCGGTGAACTTGCAAAAACCCGTGCGTCTCAAGTTGATGTTGGCAAACCTGCTAAAACAATTAAAATAAACTCTAAATAATTTTTTTCTTTAATCGTTAGGATTACAATGTCTGCAGCAAACAGGATTGAAGGCATCGGTGGCGGAAGCCCTCGCGGTGCAGGTGGCATTACTGGTGCTGGCGGAAAAAATGTCAACCCTGCATACAAAGAAGTTGGCAATTCTGAAGCAGGTATTGCACAAGCACGTAAAGCCATTGGTGCAACTAAGCCAGATGCTAGTGAAGTAGAACGTAGACTTATTCAAGATAAAGCACGTGAAGCAGCGCGCATTAGAAAGCAAGGACGTAACACACGATGACATTATCAATGGACCAAGTTGCTTCAAGAGTTAAGGCTCTTCGATACCGCAACGCTGAGCGTGATGCTCGCAACCTTGATGTTCTTGCTGTCCGTAAAGGTAAGATTTCTGAAGTCTATCCTGATTTCTTTCCAGATGGTGTAGATGCAAACGTTGTAGCCAACTTTATTGATATCGTTGCTCGTGACCTATCAGAAGTTATGGCTCCGCTTCCTGCAGTAAACTGCTCAGCAGCCAACCAGACATCTGACCGCGCTCGCTCTTTTGCTGATAAGCGTACTCGTATCGCATCAAATTATTTCCAACACTCAGACCTAGCAGTACAAATGTACTCAGGTGCTGACTGGTACCTAACCTACGGATTCCTCCCATTCGTTATTGAATTGGATGAAGAATCAAAGTTGCCACGTATCCGCATAGAAAACCCAGTGGGTGCTTACCCAGAGTTTGACCGCTATGGACGTTGCGTTGCCTTTGCTAAGCGTTACTCAATGACGCTTGGAGAATTATGTTACCAGTTCCCAGAGTATGAACGTCAACTACTTGGTGAGTTGGGATACAAGCAAGAACTAAATCATCAACTAGAACTTATTCGTTACTACGATAAAGACCAATCAGTAATCTATATCCCTTCAAAGGATAACCTAGTTCTTTCACAAGCAAAGAACCCACTGGGCAAGATGATGGTTATTGTTGCACGAAAGCCATCTATTGATGGAGAACTTCGTGGACAGTTTGATGACATCCTTGGAATTCAATTACTTCGTAATCGTTTCGCTCTTCTTGCTATGGAAGCAGCAGAGAAATCTGTACAGGCTCCTATTGTATTACCAAACGATGTACAGGAAATGCAACTCGGTGGAGATGCAATCATCCGCACAGCAAACCCACAAGGTGTTCGTCGTGTAGAACTCAACCTTCCACAAGGTGCATTTACAGAACAGACTCTTCTTAATCAAGAACTTCGTGTTGGTGCTCGATATCCTGAAGGACGTACAGGAAATATCAATGCATCAGTTGTTACTGGTCAAGGTGTTCAAGCACTCATGGGTGCATTTGATACACAGGTTAAATCAGCACAAGCAATATTTGCTGCATCACTTCGTGATGTAATTACACTTTGCTTCTGTGTAGATGAAATGATTTTCCCTGCAGAAAAGACTATTCGTGGCGTGGACTCAGGCTCACCTTACGAAGTTATCTACAAGCCAAGCAAAGATATCAAGGGTGACTATTCAGCAGATGTTCGTTATGGAATGCTTGCTGGTCTTAATCCTGCACAGGGACTTATCTTCATGCTTCAGGCACTTGGTGGCGGACTCATTTCCAAGGATATGGCAATGCGTGAACTCCCATTCACTGTCAATGTAACACAAGAATTAGAAAAAATTGAAATCGAAAGTATGCGTGCATCACTTCTCGGTTCCATTACTGCACTCTCTCAAGCGATACCACAAATGGCTATGCAAGGCCAGGACGCTTCTGAAGTAGTGCGCCAGATTGCTGCAGTAATAAAGGCTCGCCAAAAGGGACAGGCACTTGAAGATGTTATTGAAACAATCTTCACGCCTCAGCAGCAACAAGTTCCCTCTGCTGGGGCTACCAATCAAGCGGTTGAGCAACCGTCCCCTGCTCCCGTTGGTGCTCCAGCAGGGGGCACACCCCAAGAATTACCACCAGCAGCACCACCTGATGTAATGAGTTTGTTATCTGGAATTACGGGAAGCGGAAATCCCACAGCAAGCGTTCGTACAATACGACGTAGATAAAGAAAGTAGGGGACAATGACAACAATTATTGGTTTAGAATATAAAGACAGTGCAGTAATTGTTGCAGATAGTCAGACTACTGATGACAGCGGAAGAATTTATACTCATCCAGATGTTAAGAAAATTGCTGAGCGGGGACACTTTTTAGTTGCAGGTTCTGGAGAAGTCCTACCCTGTGATGTAGCACAACATATATGGGAACCACCAATTCCCACTAAAGCAGATTACAAAGATTTATATCACTTTATGATTGCTAAAGCAATGCCATCTCTACGCAAATGCTTATCTGATAACGGTTATAACTTTGATGAAGACAACAAAGAGACACGTTTTCAGTTTATCATTGCAATTGGTGGGGAAATATTCGATGTTGACCAAGAGTGTTCGATAAGTAAGTCCGACACAAACGTTTATGCAGCAGGTTCAGGTGCAGCATATGCACTAGGAGCGTTACATGCTGGTGCAGATGCATATGAAGCAATGGAAATTGCATCTAAATTGACAGCATTTACAGCGGGACCGTACATATCCAAAATACAACCTAAGCATATTAAGTAAGCAGGAGGAAAAATGTCTGGTACAAAAGGACACAGTGGCGGAGACCGTCCAAATGCTCCACAAAACAACCCAGCAAATGTTTCTGCAACGGGTGGCGCGGGACAAAATGGTCAAGCAAAGACTTATATACCAGGATTACCTCAAGGACAAGGGCAAGCAACAATGGAACAACAGTCTGGTGCCCCAATGTTTCAGGCTTCGGCGCAACAAACAGCATTTACACCTGATGTTTCAGTGACACCAATCACTGAACCAAGCCAACGTCCAGATGAACATATCATGACTGGCGCACCAGTTGGTCCAGGTGCAGGCCCAGAGGCTTTA